CGACGGCGCAGACCGCAACGCTCAACATGGTCACCGGCGCCCAGGCGATCCTCGGCAACAATGACGTCGACGTCGAAGACGAAGACAACATGTTCGCCATCATCTCCCCGGCCTTCCGTGGCTACCTGCTGCAGACGACGGAATTCGCCTCTGGCGACTATGTCGAGCAGAAGCCGCTCAATGGTCCGGCCCGCAAGATGTTCCGCTGGGCAGGTATCAACTGGATCGTTTCCAGCCGCCTAACCGGTCTCGGGACGTCCTCTGAGCTTTGCTACATGTATCATCGCAATGCCATCGGCTACGCGATCAACGTGGGCGAAGAAAAGGTGTTCGCCGGGTTTGACGAAAAGCAGGGCCTATCCTGGTCCCGTGCCGAAGTCTTCCACGGCGCCAAGCTCCTCCAGAACAACGGCATCGTGAAGATGACTCACGACGGCTCCGCGTTCGTTGCCACGTAAGGAGATCTGAACATGGCATACGTTCCTGACAACCTTGCACTCCTCGATACCCAGGTCGGCGGCTATCAGCCGCGCGTCTGGCGTTACACGACCGCTGCCGATGCCGACGCAACCATCGTCGGCGCCGGCTACTTCTCGGACGGCTATGCGAAGGGCATGCGCGTGGGCGACCTCGTGCACGTCATCGCCACGACCGGCCCGAAGTACAAGCTGTATCAGTGCACGGCGTCCAGCGCCTCCACGGGCCTGGCTACCGTAGCGGCTCCGACCGCTATCACCTGATGCCATCATCGCGACTTCGGTCGCGGTGTTGCCTCCATCGCTGACCGGATACGGGCGGCGGCGCTCTCCATGCTGCCGCTCGTTCTCGGTTTCGCTGGATCTTTGTTTTCACCCATGAACTGAGGCAATCATGAAAACCCTTCATCCTACGAAGATGCGGAACGCCGCCGAGTATGTCCGCACGCAGCATCATGTTGTTGTCGATCCGGATCATTCTCTCGAAGACGTCACGACGCCCGGTTACTGGGCTCACCATGTCGATCGGCTTCGCGTCCACGACCTGATCGACGTCATCGGAGAGCGCTTCGATGTGACTCTGCGCGTTACCGACAAGGGCAACGGCTTCGTTGAAACCCGCGTGCTGCGCAAGTGGTTGTCGGAAGAGCCTGCGGCCAAGCTGACCGACGAGGAAAAGGCCAAGATCGAGGCAAGCATTCCTGACGGCTATGTCATCGACCACACCCCAAAGACTGGCTGGCGTGCCCGTCTGAAGGATGGCGGTGTCGAGATCAGCCGTAACCACAAGTCCAAGGTCGATGCCATCCAGGCGGCTCTCAATCACGCCGCTCGGGCTCAGGGCATTGCGGCGTGAAGACTGGCGTCGTCTGGTGCAACAGCGGGTGGCAGCCGGTCGCAATCGGCTTCTGCCCAGATGAAGCATCATGGAACCGCGAGATGAAGCGGGTCAACGGTACCGCTCCATACCCGGAAGTTCCGAATGCAGGCGGCCACACACAGTGGCTTCGCAACGACACGACTGGCGAGGCGATCATTCTGGTCTGCGTCCATATAGGCGCCGAGCGCGATGCTCTCGAAGTCATCATGACAATTGTCCATGAAGCCGTTCATGTCTGGCAGTTCCTTTGCGACCACATCGGCGAGAAGGCACCAGGCATCGAAATGGAGGCCTACGGCATCGAGAACATCGCTCGGGGACTGATCGATGCTTACACATCAACGCGCGGGAAGGGCAAGAAATGGCCGATAGATTGAGCATCTACCGCGGCGCCCTGCGTCTCCTCGGGCCATCCAACCTTGCGTCTTTGACCGAGGACCGGCCCGAGAAGCGTTCTCTGGATGGCGCATGGCAGGATTCGGTCAACTACATGCTCGAGCAGGGCTTGTGGAACTTTGCCATTCGCACAGTCGAACTGCAGCCGGATAGCGACGTCGAGCCGCTGTTCGGCTTCGACTACGCGTATTCCAAGCCGGATGACTGGGTTCGCACGGCGGCAATCTCCTATGAACCTGCCTTCCGCGAAGGCATCCTCGAATACGAGGACGAGACCGATCATTGGCACACCTCGCATAACCCGATCTACGTCCGATACGTCTCCAATGACGAAGCCTATGGATGGAACATTGGCGCATGGCGCCAGAGCTTCAGCAAGGCGCTGGAAGCCTATCTCGCCTTTGAATGCGGGCTCCCGATCGCTGCCGACCGTGGCAATCGCAATGACCTGTTCACGCTGTTCCAGAAGCGCTTGCAGGACGCCAAGACCAAGGACGCGGTCGACGAACGCGTAAGAGAGAAGCCTCCGGGCCGCTGGACGCGCTCTCGTAGCAATGGATACCCCGGAGACCGTCGGCGTGGCTAAAGTCAACACCTATGCCCAGAGCTTCAACACGGGCGTCCATGACAAGACAGCACTGACGCGCACCGACCTGGAGCGCATGCGCCTGGCCGCCGAGGATCAGACCAACCTTCTTTGCAAGGCTGTCGGTCCGGGGTTCATGCGTCCCGGCACACAGTATCTGACATCGACAGCTCTGAATTCTGAGGCGCGGCTGAAGGAGTTCATCTTCGGCGTCTCCGACGCGGCGCTGATGGAGTTCACCGATCACAGCTTCCGCGTCATGCTCAATGACGTTCTGATCACGCGGGCTGCGGTGTCGAGCACTGTGGTCAATGGGGACTTCTCCTCTGCCACTGGCTGGACCACGACCGGCGTCGCTGGTGGTACGGCAGTTATCACCAGTGGCAAGCTCGTCCTTAACGCGGTGAACATCGAAGGCATTGCCCAGTGCTCGCGGTCTGTTACGACGGCTTCTCCGGGGATTGAGCATGCGTTGCGGATTGTCGTCGAGCGTGGCCCTGTCATCTTCCGCTGTGGCTCGACCAGCGGTGGCGATGAGTACATTTCCCAAACGATGCTGCCGACCGGAGAGCACTCGCTCGCCTTCACGCCGACCGGGACGTATTACGTTCAGTTCTCGTCCAAGGATCGCGTCAACCGCGTCGTTGACAGCATCCAGGTCGAAGCGGCCGGGGTCATGATAATCCCGACTCCTTGGTCGCTGTCGGCTTTGCCGTACCTGCGTATCTCCCAATCGGCGGACGTCTGCTTTGTTGCCTGCGACGGGTACCAGCAGCGCCGGATTGAACGACGCTCTCTGCGATCATGGTCGATCGGCCTTTATACGGCAGACGATGGCCCGTTCTCGCTGAATGCGAATACGACGGTTCGCCTTCGTCCTGGAGCCTTGGAAGGCAATACAAGCCTCTTTGCTTCATCGCCGTTCTTCTCGCCCGACCATGTCGGCGCGCTGTTCCGTCTCACCCATTCGGGGCAGACCATTATCCAGGGTCTCGCGCAGGAAGACACCTATACCGACCCGATCCGCGTGACCGGCGTTGCGACGGGTGGTGACCGAGACTTCGATATCATCACGTCCGGCACATGGTCCGGAACGCTGAGCTATCAGCGGTCCTTCGATGACCCGGATACCGGCTATGTCGATCGCGGCACGATCACGACCAACACGACGACAACGGTCAACGATACCGACAGCAACACGGTCTATTACTATCGCGTTGGCTTCAAGCCGGGGGCTTACACATCAGGCAAGGTGAGCATCACAATCGGCTATGACGGCGGCGGGGGCACGGGTATTTGCCGTGTTCTCGGTTACGTCTCATCGACTGAAGTCTCGATCGAGGTCTTGACCCCGTTCAAGGCAACGACATGGACCCGCGACTGGCGCCCTTCTGAGTGGTCGAACTACTCCGGATGGCCCTCCGCCGTCACGCTATCCGATGGGCGGCTATGGTGGGCCGGCGCAGATCGTCTATGGGGATCGGTGTCGGATGCCTTTGGATCGTTCGACGAGGATACGGAAGGCGATAGCGGACCAATCTCGCGCTCCATAGCGACGGGAGGGGTCAACAGCACGCAATGGCTTATGTCCCTCAAGCGCTTGCTGGCGGGCACTGAGGGCGCTGTGGCGTCCGTCAAGTCGTCGTCTCTCGATGAGCCTTTGACGCCGACAAACCTAGGGATCAAGGATTCTGCAACGACGGGCGCGGCTCCGGTTGATCCTATCAAGGTCGATACGCGCGGCATCTTCGTTGAACGGGCGGGGTCTACGCTGCTCGAGCTGACATTCAGTGGCGAGACGTCTGATTATATCTCGTCTCAGATCAGCAAGTTGACCACCGACCTGTTCAGCAGCGGCGTCAAGTCGATATCGCTGCAACGCAGGCCCGACACTCGCATATGGCTCGTCCTCAATGACGGCAGTTGCGTCTGCATGGTCTATGAGCCGGGAGATGATGTCCTGGCGTTCATCCCTGTCGTAACGTATGGCTTGCTTGAAAGCGTGGCTGTCCTTCCATCAT